ATTTAAGTGATATTAGAAGATCGCAGATGACTAAGAGATTATCTAAATTACCACCGAAAAGTGGTCATGCTAAGGTTCTTAGAGCAAAGTTGGGTATTAGCCCTGTAGTAGATGTTCCTGCTCCTGTTGCTGTTGCCACCCCTACCCCTGTTTTTAGGAAAAAGGGAAAACGAGCTAAGAAAAAAAATTAGTAGCGTTGGGGCTCGAAAGCCTTTCGTGCTATTGAATTTCGCTACTACTCCCTACTAAATTTAGTAGGGAGTTTTTTATACCTGTTTAATAATCCAACCGCTTAGACTGTCTACTCCTCCCACCCTATTAGCAAACTCATGTCGATGATTACCATCCATAAGTTCTAATAATCCTTCTGGAGTTTCATAAATAAGGACAGCATCCTTTTTAGCATCATCCCATTTATCATCTTTTATAGGTCTAATTGGTAGTAAGTATCTTATAATATTTTTTAAAGGAATCTGAGCTTCGTAGCGCATTTCGTATTTTGGCAGACCTAATGTGGTAGCAAATCTATACTCCTGCATCGCAGTAGAATCTTTTTTCCAATCTCCTACACACAAAAGCATATTACTTTTTTGCAAAAGATTTTGTCGCTCTACAGGATCCTTATTAAACCCGTGAAGAACTTCGATCTTCATAACTTTGTAGTATTCTTCAGTGTCTCGTCGGACTTTATGATCAATAAGCATCTTAATTCGAGAAAAAAGGTAATCTCGACACTCTTTTAAGAGGTGACTATCCTTGATAGAGCCAATTCCATAAATTTTGACTACTGTTCTCATAATATTATTGAATTCTTCGTTAACTGGGTGAGGCCAATGGTTATTTTTATGATCTCCACCCCCTGTGTATCCAACAATTTGGTGTTTTTGTAATCTTTTACTCATTTTATTCTTTTATTTCTAATGGAAGGTCATTATTTGCTATAAATGCTTCTCGATTCTTATGCCAAGAGTCTCTTCCTACTAATTCTCCTCTAGAGTTATGTAGAATGTTTAAATCAATAACTTTATTTGTATATCCCTTCAAAAAAGCCTTAGATGTATAGTGAATATCATAAAAATCCCACTCTCCTTCAAAATAGGGAGGTTTTTCTAAGCCTATATCTTTAATTACAGAAGGTTTAGCAGCTAGAAATAGACCATCAAGGACTGCTACATCGTCTGGGGGTCCATACTGGGTTATGTATTCTTTTCCTTGTGGATCCACATGGATTACCTTTCCTTTGTGTTTCCCTGCTTTCCACCATTCTTGATCCCACCATACAGCATTTTGGCTTAAATAGGTGGTTCCTGCTGGGCCTATAAAACCAGTCTCAGGCAAAGATGCTAGATGGGTCAGCTTTTTCAAGAACTCTTCTGGGTTTTCTCTAATTTCAATGTCATCATGGCAGAATATTAAAATGTCATCATCATCATTAGGCTTAATCTTTTCAAAAGCCCCTTTATATGCCTTAAAAATTGATTTAGCTCCTGAAACCAAATAAACTCCTATCTTACACTTACATAAAAAGGATATTAATTTATTAGTAGTAGAAGACACATTATTTCTATCTCTAGTACATATAATAGCGTGTATATTCATATACTATGATATAAGAACCAAACCAGCTTTTTATGAAAAATCAAGAATTATTAAAAGAATTTAAACGGTGTGCTGATGATCCTATTTACTTTATTTCTAAATATGTAAAGGTTACACACCCAGTTCGCGGGTTAGTTCCTTTTGATTTGTATCCTTTTCAACATAGAATTCTAGATAATTTACAAAAGCACAGATTTAATATTCTTAGAAAGTTTCGACAAGCGGGGTGTACTACGATTGCGGCGAGCTACTCTTTATGGATGGTAATTTTTCAGAAACATAAGTCTGTTATTATTCTTTCTAAGGGAGATTCCGAATCAACAGAAGTTTTAGATAGAATCAAACTGATGTATGAGGAACTTCCTATGTTTTTAAGACCTGGGGTGGCAGAGGATAATAAGCACACTCTTAAGTTAAAAACAGGATCCGTAATCAAGTCTCGTCCTTCGGGTAAACAATCAGGACGCTCTCTTGCGGGGTCGTTCTTGATTATTGATGAAGCTGCCTTTATTGAGGCTATTGATACTATTTGGGCTGCTGTATTTCCTATTATCTCTACTGGTGGTCAAGCCTTTGTTATTTCTACTGTAAATGGTATTGGTAATTGGTATCATGATGTTTATCAGGCAGCAATTAGTGGAGAGAACTCATTTAATTCAATTGATATTAGGTGGCAAGAGCATCCTGAATATAATTATAATCCTGATTATGAGCATCTCTATGAGATTATGAGGGAAAAAGGATTAGATATTCATAAATGGGAAGAGACCACCAAAGCAAATATGCCCATGAAGCAGTGGCTTCAAGAATATGAGTGTTCATTCTTGGGGACTGGTGATACTTATATTGAGGGAAATGTACTAAAACAAATATCTTCTCAAACAAGTGAAGAATATTTTACCAAATATAATAATAGAATGAGGGTTTGGCAAGACCCTCAGCAGCAATATACTTATCTCATTTCTTGTGATACTTCTCTTGGTAGAGATAGAGATTACTCCGCTTTTCATGTTATTAATCTCTACAATGGACAACAGGTTGCTGAGTTTTACTCTAACAGAACTCCAATAAATGAGTTTGCTAAAATTTTATTTAACGAAGGAACGCTATATAATGTAGCTCATGTTATATGTGAGCGAAATACTATTGGAAACAACTTAATTGACTGGCTCTATAATGTATATGAGTATGAGAATCTGTGGGCTGATGAGAAGGATGACCTGGGTTTTCAAGTAACTGCAAAAAATAGAGAAAGTATACTAGCTGAACTTGAAGAAGCACTAAGAACTGAATTACTTAAAATTAATTCAACCAGAACTTGTGACGAATTAACAACTTTTATTATTACTGAAGGTGGTAGAGCAGCAGCGGAAAGGGGTCATCATGACGATTTAGTTATGAGTTTAGCCTTAGCGGTTCATGCCTACAAAAACTTATTAGATTCAACTCCCCTTGAGTTTGTTTCTAGACGAGAAATAAATGATAAACCCCTAATGCCAAGTAAACATTACAAGCATACTTACAAAACTGCACATGGGGGGATGGCAGAGGAAGATTTTAAATGGCTGATGAAATAAAAGACGAATTGAATGAAAGTGGCTATACCACTTTTACTGGATCTGAAGTTGGGACGGGAACCTACTATACTCCGACAGGTCCTATAGGAAGATTCTTTGCAAAGTTTTTCGCTACTAAAGCGCAAACAGCTGCTGTAAGAGCTATTGATACGGGTCATGTTTTACCGGAGACAGGGGACACTGTAGTTAGCACAGAAGTAATTAAGGATACGAAGGTAGATGATGGTCCCGCTATTGGAGGTATCCAAAGAAATCCAATCTTACCTCAACTAGAACTCAATAGAAGAAGACGCTATAGAGAGTACGAGGAAATGGATGAGTATCCCGAAATTGGGGCCGCTTTCGATATTTACGCTGATGACTCTACTCAGAAGGGCACAAGGGCTGAAAGGTGGTCTGTGAAATCAGAGAGTGATTTCGTTGTTGATGAGGTTACTCGTTTATTTGAACAACTTAATATGCACAGATTTTTATGGGATATCGTTAGAAATACTGTAAAATATGGGGATTGTTTTACTGAATTAGTTTTAGATGTTAATAAACCAGAGGAGGGTATTAAGAAAATCAAGATTCTTAATCCTAATTGGATCCTTAGGGTGGAAACCGAATTTGGATATCTTAAAAAGTTCTTGCAAGAGATTCCCAACTTAGAATCTCTTCAATATGCTGAAGTGGGCCAGTCTAATGATAGTAGACCTGTTAAGTATATTGAACTTGATAAGAATCAAATTATTCATTTTAGATTACATACCTCTGACCCGGTATTTTATCCCTACGGGAAATCAATAGCTGCTTTATGTCATAGAGTATTCAGATCTCTTAAAATGATGGAAGATGCTATGATGATTTACAGGTTATCACGGGCTCCTGAAAGACGCATTTTTTATGTAGATACGGGTAATCTTCCCACAAGTAAGGCTGAAATGTTTATTGAGCGTCTTAAGCAAAAGTTTAAGAAGGAAAAGTACTATAATTCTCCCAAAGGTACTGTTGATGCTCGATATAATCCTATGTCAATGGATGAAGACTTCTTTGTTCCTACAAAGAATGGAAGAGGAACTAAAATTGATACTCTCCCAGGAGCCACTAACCTTGGAGAAATTGAAGATGTTCGATATTACAGAGATAAACTTCTTGCTGCGTTAAAAGTTCCTAAAGACTATCTTGTGGAGAAGGACAAGTCTCCAGAAAGAAAAGCTAATCTGTCTCAACTTGATGTTAAATTTGCTAGAACAATTCAAAGAGTACAGGTTGATATTGAGGCAGGTTTAGAAAATTTAGCCAAACGCCACCTACAGCTAAAAGGCTTTCCTGCGGCTTTAATCAAAAAATTGAGAATTGCTCTTCCTGAGCCTTCCGATATGTTGGCAAAAAGGAAACTTGATATTGATGAGCAAAAAATTAGAGTTATTCAGGGTGTTCAACAGCTTAATCTTTTCTCTACAGAGTCTATTTATAAAGAATTTTATAATATGACGGATGAGGAGATTAGGAGAATGCAAAGCGAATTAGAAAAGGATCAGGAGAAGCTGGCTGAACAGCAGATGGCTGAACAGCAGATGGCTGCTGAGGGTATGGCTGGTCCAGGACCAGGGCAAGCGGGGGGTCAGGAACCTGCCGAAAACCTTTCTCCTACGGCAAACGAAGAAAGGGTTTCAAGTTTAGAAACCTTGAAGGATTTAGTTCTAGAAGATAACAAAAAAGAAGTTATTTCTAGGATAATTAAAAAACAACAGCAAAAAATGGAAGGTACAACTAAAAACTAATATATATAAGTTTAGGGGTTGTAAAAATGGAGATAAACAATGTTTTCAAAATTATTTGAAGAAAGAGATAAAACTATTACTCACCTTGTTAAATTAGGTGATTGCATAGCCAGATCCTTACGAGAGAATGTTAGCTTGTTTGCTATTGATAGCAATAATTCACAAGTTTCATATCTTACAAAGAATGGTAAAGTTATAAGTGGAGAATATTCCATAGGACAAGATGTTAGTATAAATAATATTAAAGTTCAAGATTCCTCAGTTTTTGAGGATGGTGAACAACTTGATTCCTTTGTTAATGATAAAATCCACTCTTTTGTTGAAAGTATTCATTATGGAGAATATAATTCTGCTGATGATTCTTTCTCTGATATTTTATCTCTATGGGAAAACCGACTTAAATTATCAACAGTTCAAGCTAAACTTTACGAACAAAGTACTCGATTACAAAATATTGAGTGTATTGTAGAGTCTAGTGAGTTCCAAAAGCTTCTTGAAGTTTCCCCCCAACTTCATGATTTTTTAAAGGAGAATTTTGAAAAAATTACCTTGGTTCCTGAAGTTAGAAATGCAATAAATCTTTCAAATGCAGTTTCTCAAGCTTTTAATTTTCCAAGATTAACTTTAGAAGAAATTGAGGAAAGTAAAACTTACACTCTAAAAAACGCAGTAACTCCCTCTATTTATGATATGGTGTGCCGTCAAGAGCTTGTAAAGAGAGAACTTATCGAATCAAAGAAGAGCTTTGATACGATTTGGGCAGATAATGCTTCTATTCAAAAGCTTGCAGGTATGGTTTTTGAAAGTGATGAGGCCGTTGTTAAAGTACTTTCCGAAGCTCTTCAGGAAGTTCCTTACCTCGCTTTAGCTTCCAAGAGAAATTTGTTTAATACCTTCTCCAATTGTCTTGCCCAGGCCGATGGTATTGGTGTTTCTGAGAAAGATATTCAGAACTTCTCCTCTCGTATTTTTGAGTACAAGAAAGAAGTAAAGAAGGTCTTTATTCAAAATATTAACGAAAAATATGGAGTTAACATTCAAAATCTCCAAAATCCTGCTTCCTTTAAGAGTTTAGCTAATACTCAAGTGGTTATCTTTGAAGCCCTTTCCCGATTATCTCCAAAGGGTACTGTGCTTAAAGAAGTTCTTTCTGAAATGGCCCAAAGTCTTAAATCCAAATGCGGAGTTGAATGTATTGATATTAATGATTATCTCTTAGAGATGTTTATTAGTGTTGGTTATGATGAGGTGTTAGAAGAGGCAAACATGGATAATCTTCCTAAAGTAAACTTTAAACGAGTGAGTAAGGATCTCACAGATATTCAAGATTTAGTTAAAAATCTTCAGGATAAGATAGTTAGGGATCAAGAGTACTCAAGCGATGAGAGTTTGGATAACAAAAAACTTGCCGCTCAAGAGACAGCAGAAACTCCTGCTAAACCTCCTGCGGCCCCTCCCGCTGAAGAAGCGCCTCCTCCAACTACTGGGGAAGACCCAAATCAGGAGGCTCAAGGAGTCCCTCCCGAAGCTCCTGCCGAAAAAGACCCTACAGATGATGAGGTGCTTCCTTCTGTTGGAACCCAGAAAGATGTTGTTAGTGACATAGGGGATCTTGAAGATGTAATAGCTAGTATGGCTGCTGATCTTGCTGATGATGATGAAGAAGAAGGGGGTAAGAAATAATGACTTATGATCTTGTAACAGGACAAAGAACTTTTTGTTTAGCAGTTTCTGGATTAGGAATAGCAGATAAAACAGAAACACTAGATGTTCCTTTTGTTGATTCGTCTGGAAATCTTATAAAATGCAGCTACTTTAAAGCTTGGGCTTGTGCAGACACTGCTTCTACTAAAGGGGTTGTTGCTGTAGAGGTTAGCGGCATACCTCATGTAGGAAATGCAGTTTTAAACTCATTATCCGCTGTGGCTACTACTGCTAACGCAAGTGGAATTTGTGGTGTTACTCTTCCTATTGGGACTATTCCTGTATCTGATGAGTGGCATGGATCTAATGGTCAGGTAACTATGGGAGTTCGGTTGGTAGTTACAGCGTCCAATGTCAATGATATAACAGTAGGTCTTACCTATGGAAACTTGTTCCCATTAAATACTATAAGAACTACTAATAGTTTAGTTTATGATGCAGGAGTATAGGTGGGGAATCCCGAATGGCCGAATTTTCAGCAATTGTAGCGATTCAAGTTGATGAAGCTGGTCGCCCTACTAATTTAGAAGCATTCCAGGCAGGGGATACGCTTGCTAGTAGCGTTCTAACTCAAGGTGTTAAAGATGCTGTTACTGCGGTTGAGGATACCTCTGCGGTTTGGGATGCGGGAGGAGATCCTCAGATTGCTACCTATGTTAGAAGTGCTTCTGGTGATATTGAAAGTGTATCAGGTTCTGTTGCAAGCGTAGTCGATGGTTCTGGTCATTGGCTTTCTGGTTATAATTATAGTTTATCCGCTTGGGAAACTGTTTCAGCTACTTCAGCTACTTGGACAGGAGGAGGAGGTGCTTCAGCAGAAGGCTTTGAAGGTTGGCAAGACACTTTTGAAATTGAAAGGGACACTTCCTCCGTTAGAGGTAGAGTTGTAAATTATATTACAAACGGTTCTGGTTCTATAGGAAATACTAGTTCTTTTGCCAGTGATTCATCAGCAAATTTAATAAACGCATCTAGTGTTTTTAGAGGGTTTTCGGGCTCTGTTGAAACCTCTACTACCACTCTTGATACTAGTGTAGGTGCTTTGAATGTTTGGTCGGGCTCTGTTGAAACCTCTACTACCACTCTTGATACTAGTGTAGGTGCTTTGAATGTTTGGT